TTTCTTAACTGCAGAACAGGAGAAGAAATACCACGAATACAAACCCTGTAAACATGGCGGTTTCATTCAATTAACCAACGCAAATGAAACCAACGTCATAGATGATGAACATCCCTCCGATCACTCAAAATTGATAGAAAGAACTTATGACAAGAATAGAATGCGTTACAAATTATGTGACGTTTTACACGCATGCGATTACCGCAAAAGAACAACAATATACGATCTTTCGTGTGCACCAGGCACATGGCTCGAATTCTATGCGACTTTAATCAAAGAAGACACCACAATACCACCATATGAAGCGTTCGCCTATAACGGTGTAGGTTGTTTTAAAGTTTATGATCACCTCCACAAATTCGTTAAATCTTTTTACAATAATATCGACCAAATCATCCACGAAAACGTATTTAAACACAATTCATTGTTCATATTTGATTATATGCCAAGTATAAATGTCTTACGCTCATTAATAAACCTTTGCATAAAATATAAAGCAACCGTCGTTTTTAAATTAGATCACTACGACGACAACGATTTTGCAAACAAAATAATACTCCTCAACTCCTCTGCAGTTTACTTAAAGACCATCGTCAGTGAATTTTCAAATATCAAATCAAGTGAGGTTTATTATATTATTAACCCAGGTGAGACCGACAACGAAGAAGATACTTTCAAAACATCCGATGTCTTAGGTGCAAAACAATTCTTCATGCGCGAAGCTGGTCTCGAACCTTTAGAACCCATTAACAACAATAGATCTTTTATCAACGAACCTATTGACCGGTCCTTACTCGAACCGTCACTACCAACATCGCACAAAGTTGTTAAGTTTTGGGGTGACATCGACAACAAGACGACACAAAATGATACAATTATTGAAGACGATGACTTAAACAATCTAGAAAAAGAACTTAAAGCATTTGAAATTAACGAAACACCTGAAACTACTTTAATGCTTAGTCAATCTGATGAAGATTTCATGACTACCTATGAAAAAGAAATGGAAGAAGATGCTATCAAATATAAACCTATCCAACCACCTAAGAAGAAAATTAAAACATCCGAAATTTTATCTTATGACTTTGAATCAGTCATTGTGGACCCAGACCAATCATCATCCTCATCATCACCCATTGAAAACATGACCACAATTATCGAAACTAATGAACCTGAAACAGATCTTAACGTCCTATTGTACAATTTTGCCGACAAATCAGATGCACAA